CGCTCGTGGGCATCTTTGTAGTGCCTCATGCCCACAATCGTAAGCTTCGACAGCTTCGAGCTGATCGAAGGAGGGAGGCTCTCAACCGACTCTCGATAGAGGTCGGCGAGATCTCCACTCCCGCCGGGTTTCGTCAGCCCCTGGAAAAAGGACCTGAGCCGCCGCTCTTGCCGCCCTTGTTCATCATGCCCATCATCATCATCATGGGCATCATCTGCGCCATGGGATTCGGGGCCGCCACGACTGAGCCATCGGCCGCAGCCATCGGCGCCGCGTTCATCTGGCCCATCAGCAGCATCGGCATCATGGCCTCCATGTTGAAGCCGCTGTCGCCGCCGTTCATCTGCGACATCATCAGCATCGGCATCAGCGCGCCCTGCAGACCGGTCAGGCCCGCGTTGCCGCCCGGCAGCATCGTCAGCAGCGAGCGCAGCACCATCACGCCTGAGTCCATGCCAAGCATGGAGACCTTCGGCGGCGTCCAGGTGGAGCGCGTGCCGTCGACCTTCATCAGCACGAACTTCGGCTGCTTGCCGACGTCCGCCGGCGCCTTCTTCTCGATGACCCAGCCCGGGCGGTCTGAGGCACCGAAGAAGATGATGTCGCCAGCCTTGACGGCGTCGATCGGCGTGGACTGCGCGAAGGCAGGGATCTCCATGCCGAACTGGTCCAGCAGGTTGATGTTGATCTGCGCGTCATCGCCCTCGCCTTCCAGGGTGGCGATGCCGTCGGCGCCCTTGATGCCGACGCGGCCGGTCATCAGGTCCCATACCACGCCGTCCGCCTTGCGGAACAGGCGGTCCATGAACTTGTTGGCGCCCGGCATTGAGCCGAACAGGTTGTTTGCACTTGACATAGGATTCTCCTTTTGGCCAGTTGATGTACTCACGCCTCGTGGCCGGCGGGGTGGAGCGGAATTGACAGAGGTACGGCGACCGCCATTGTTCATCCAATCGTCACGCGGGTCACGAGTTGGTGAAGCGGAATGGGAGGTACGCTTGAAGCCCCAGCCTGGTTTGTTCTGGCAGTCGCCATACTCCCAGCAGGCATCGCAAAGACGTTCGCAGGGTTCCATCACAGGTCCTTACCGCTGATGAGCGTCTCGATGATCGATAGGTGGTCCTCGAACCACATGTCGGTTTGCTCAAGCGCCTCGTTTAGCGTGATCCATGCGCACTCGAGAATCTCATCGGGGGCATCCGCGTCCTCGCTTCCAGCGGTAACCATCGGCAGCGGCTTGGTGTCGTCGAGACGGAAGAGGTAGGCCGTCGTGATGGTGCGACCCCGACTTGAGCGACCAGGGTGATCAAACACGTCGTGATCCACGATGGAGCCCTTGAGGATCGCCATCGTGATCTCCTTGGCGTTCTTGCCCTGCGCCAACCGCAGCCCAGTCTCCTCGACCAGTTCACGGATGGCGCCGTCACGAAGCCGCTCACCTTGGTTGAGGAAGCCACCTGGCAGGGCCCAGAGCCCCTTGCCTGGGTGGTGACCGCGTCGGACGACCAACAGGTGGCCTGACTGCACGACCACTGCGTCGACGGTGGTGAAGGTGACCGGGTATGGGGCGGCGGCCCAGTCGCGCTTGTACTTCTCGACGAAGCCATGCTCCTGCACCAGCGCCTTCCAGGCGTCGGTTCCAATGAAGCGCTCGAGGTGGCGCATAGTTGATGCAGGTAGCATTGGGGCGACGCCGCCGATGTCCGAAGCCACAAGGTGAGGGTCACTGAACAACCAGTTGCGCACGTCGGTGGCTGAGACGCTCAGCGTGTCATTGATGCGGTGTGGCTTGACCAGGTTCTGCTGCCACTGCGGAAAGGCACTCAGGTACCAGGTGCTTTCATCACGGTCAGAACCGGTGATGGCAACGCTGGTGAGAGTTCCACCCATGGTGCGGCAGAATGTCGTCACGCACTTCTTGACGGTGCTCTGCACCTGACGGATCCACAGCGCGTCGTTGTACGGGTAGTCGCGGATAGGGAGGATGCGCAGGGCACCCAGCTTGTCGGCGTGGTGGTATGCGTTGATACCGACCTCCCACTTCTCGATCATCTCCTTGCGTTCTTCGAACGTGAAGGGGTTCTTAAGGGAGCGGGCCTGGCCGCTGCTACCTACGAGAACGATGACCAGCTTGCTCGTTTCAAGCGCCTGCTTGAGAACGTGGGCATGACCTTTGTGGAAGGGGTTGAAGCGTCCCACGAAAACAGTCACATCAGTCTTCTTCATGATAGCCTCCATCCTTCAGTTGCATACGAGACTGGTGTTCCACCTTGGATCTTTCCACCTGGAACTTTTAAGCCTCGATACTTCTTGAGACGTCCCTGGGAGATTCCTTTCTCTTTGCAGAAAACGTCAAGTGCTTCCCATCCAAGCAGGGTATGTTGTTCACCAGACGGCTCTGTCAAGATGACATGAAGTGTTCGGGGATGATTGGCTTTGTCCAAGAAGCGATTGAGCTGCCGGCGAGAGTGTTCTTCATTCGTGCGACCAGTAAGCGTTGCTGCAATCTTAGCTCGTACGACAGGATCTCCACTTCGGTTCTTGATGCTGATCTTGGCGCGCGTGCTGAGGCTGTGTGTGAAGCCAGGTAGTCTTCCACCTCCTCCGCCAGGAGCGATGTTCATGCACAATGGATCAGCAAGTAGTTCCTCAGTGATCAGCGCTTTCTCGCCTGTCTTCAACGCGGCACGATCAGCGAAGTGCTCAAGCACCTCAAGCCGATGAGCAGTTTTGCCATGCTTCTTAATGGATCGGGAGATTTGCGTGCCAGAGCCGAGATACCCATCATATGGGTTGGTCGTGCTGTGCATGCCAACGTAGAAGCGTCCTGTCGTGAGACAGGTGGTTCGATACGTGTAGTGGGTCTTGTGCGCCATTCGGAACTCTCCGTTTGGTTGTTGAAAGCCTTGACTCTTTGTCTCAGCTATGGGTATTTATACGATTGTAGCACATTCGCTACATCCGTGTTCAGGTTTTTCAGGATCATTCCAGTAGCCGGCGGCATCGGCCAGCTTGGGGTCGTCGTGCTCGACGAGCTCCCAGTTCATCGGACCCCAGATGAAACGGCCATGGGCGTTCTGCTGGTGGCGCAGCGCCGTCGCCGTGGCCACGAACCCGTTGACATCGTTGTAGAGCAGCTTGCCGGTGCGTTCCGCTTCCTCGAGAAGAGGCTGCAGCGACCTGATGATGCGCTTACCGTTTTCGGAGATCACAGCGGCTTTCCAGCAGCCTCGAAGACGGCCTTGGTGAACTCATCGCAGAGCTCTGCCAGCGTGATCGCATCGAGCTGGTCCAGTGACAGCGTAATGGCGGGCTTCATTCCTTCCTGGCGCTTGCCTGCCGGCATGACGAGCTGCACGCCGGTGGGCACCGGAAAGGGCTGGATCTGAGTGGTGTATTGGGCCATGGTCAGCTCCGACGGCTGCAGGCCCAGAGGCCGAACGCCACGATGACGATAACGACCAGAATTGCGGTGGTGAGGCTCATGTCAGGCGCTCACCTTCACGCGCCGAACGGTGGCGCCGCTGGAGGTCTTGATGATCTCGACATTGGGGTCGACGATCTTCTTGATGGCTGTCCGCTTGACCGCCGCTGTCGCGTTGGCAAGGGTGTCCTTGGCCTTGGTGATCGCTGCCTTGTTGGTGCCGCGATTGGCTTTGGTGCGGGTGCCGCTCTTGTCGGTGAGGCGACCGCCAGCGATCCATGAGAGCTCGATGAGCTCCTTCTTCACCGAGCGGAAGGTGCTTGACGACTTGACCGCCTGCGCCGCCGCTACCAGCACCTGCTCGTTGGGCTTGATGAAGTCAGGGTTGACGAAGTTGTAGAGGCGCGGAACCACGAAGTTGTCTGGCCCAAGCTTGTCGGTGTCGCTGACCAGCACCTCCACGCCTTCCCATTCCTTGTGATGATCTGCTGGTCGGTGGTCCTTCCAGAAGCCATCCTTCATCTGCGGGATGAGAACGTCAATCAGAAGCTTGGCCTGGACGGCCGAGGAAACGTAGAAGCGCTTGGCTGACATGGTTGGTGTAACTCCTTGAGATGCGACAACTGTGCCGCTTTGATGCATTGTATCACAGCTGGTCGGCCATGTACACAGGTCAGGTGTAATCAGCGGGGTCGAGTGTAACCTGCCCCTCGTTTAGGCTGCTGGACAGCAGCACGAAGCCGTTTGGCTCGATCGTCAGGCGAAACCAGCTACCGTTGACGATCGGCTTGCCGGCCTCGGTCGCCTGGTGCACCGAGATCGCCAGGCCGACCGACGTCGACCTAACCTCGAGCGTTGCCCTGGCGTAGGGGCTGTGCTCCTTGGCCGCCATCAACCGCTCGAGAATGCCAATGGCGCGCAGCTGTTCAGCTGTTGCCTCGAGAACCCGTGCCTCCTCGCGAAGGCAGTCCCAGAGCCCGTCGACGGTGACCAGGTAGGTGATCACTTCTTCTTCGCCTCGCGGTTGATGACCGCCTTGGCAGCGGGATGGACCGGCCAGGCGATGCGGTTGATGTCGATCGGATCGACGTCACGCCACTTCGGGTGGAACGGCTTCTGCGTCAGCGGGTTCATGCCGCCGGCCTGGAGCTTCTCGAGGTTGCGCGTGACGCAGCCGACGAGGTTGGAGATCTCGGCCTGGCGCTCAGCCTTGAACGCGTAGGTGATCAGCGCGTTGTCGACCTTGTAGGTGTTGACCGTCTGCTTCGTGCCGGCGTAGGTACCAGCTGGGATCATGGCGCGCGTGTACAGCTCGAACTTGTCCAGCTCGGGGTGCTTCAGCGAGATGACGCGGGCACCTGCGGTGTCCTTGATGATGCCGACTGGCGAGCCGGCAACGATGAACATCGCGTCCGCCTGACCGGCGAGCAGCGCCTTCATGCCGTCGGCCTGCGTAGCGTAGAAGCCGTTCCACTTGGACTGCGTCAGCGACTTGATCACCTGCACGGAGACCCAGGTGCCGGAACCTTCCGGTCCTTCGATGACGCGCTTGCCGGCCAGCTGCGAGAAGTCGGTGATCGGCGAGTCGGCAGCGACGATGACGTGAACCTCGGTGCTGAAGAACGGGAAGACCACCTGGATCTTCTCCATCATGCGCTTGTCGACGCCTTGCTGGTACTTCAGGCCGTCGAGCTGAGCGATGCCGAACTGGGCGCGCGGGTCGCCGTGGACCATCACGATGTTGTCAAGGGTGCCGTTGGTGACCACGTTGGTGATCTCGGCGCCGGGTGCTGAGCAGACAGCACGGATGTCCTCTGTCATCGGCCAGTTGGTGCCGTTGGGAGAGGCTGAGGCGATGCCGAAGGGCTTGCCTTGCGCTACGGCGCTGGTAGCCAAGGCGATCGCCGCGAGAGCGAAGAGGGTGCGCTTCATGTGGGTCCTCACTTCTTGAAAACGTTGGCCAGACCGGCGTCATGACCACCAGCAGGCGTCAGCCCTTGGGCAGGAGCGACTGCAGCGGGAGCAGGAGCCGGCGCGGCTTGAGCTGCCTGCGTGGCGGCCTGAACGGCGCTGTTCGCGTTCTGCAGCGCGGTGCTGGGTGGCGCGACGATGGCGGTGCCTTCCGCAGGCACTGGGGTCGTGACCGCGACTTCAGGCGGTGGCTTCTTGGGCATCGCGTCGAGACCGAACTTGACGCCGTAGCCGACGGCACCGACGATTGCCAGAAGGATGATCGCCTTCGGCAGGGGCTTCATGCGGGAGAAGGACATTTGATGGACTCCGTTGGTGAGGTGGTATAGTGATTGTAGTCTGTTTGCGCAGGTTAGTACACCCGGGAA